TAATCAAATGGCTGAAGAAGAAATCAAAGCATCAGGTTACCATCCTGCCGATACAAATGGTGACGGTAAGGTTAGTCCTAACGAACAAGAGATGCATCTTGAGTTCAAACGCAGAGAACTTGAGGATGCAGACGCAATGCGTGATGCACAGCGCACTATGGCATGGTACTCACTTGGTGGTATGCTACTGTATCCCATTATCGTAGTTCTTGCAACAATCTTCAATATGGATCAAGCAGCAAAGATTCTTGGTGATATGGCGGGAGTATACTTCATTGCGGTTGCTGGTATCGTCGCAGCATTCTTTGGCGCTCAAGCAATGACAAAAAAGAAATAAGGAATAAGTCATGGCTGATGATACAACAAAAGGTCTTGCAGCAATCACTGCTCAGTTAGTAGGAACCAATGATAAATTGGATGGACTACTCACGGCCGCCCAGGGCAATCTGAGTCCGGCTGAACTAAAGGCCAAAAACCAAGATGACGATGCTAGCACCAATAAATCTAATTCTTTACTCGAAAAGATCGGTATCGGTATCGGTAATATGTATGAAAGTACAAAGAAGGCGGCGAAGGTGGCTCTAAAGGGTGCTGGTGCTGCTCTTATAGGTCTTGCATTGGGCGCAGCAACATATGCACTTGGAGAGTTTCTACAAAGTGATACATTTAAGAAAATATTAAAATACATTAAAAAAGAAGTCATACCCGGCCTTCAGAAATTTTGGGATTTCCTTAAAGATAATTGGGGAAAAATAGCAATTGCCCTTATAGCGATTAAATTATTTATGATGTCAACCCTCTTACCTACCATCATAGCCGCCTTGGCTCCGTTAGCGCCATTTATTCTTATTGGTGTTGCTATTGCAGCTGCAATAGCACTTGTGATTGGTGGGTTGATGGCTGCATTCGATGATTTTCAAAAGACACTAGAGGAAACTGGTAGTATAACTGAAGCGCTCAAAGTTGGAGTAGCTAAATTTATGGGATTTATACTTGGATTCATACCGGGCCTTGTTCTAGACCTAGTAAGCTGGGTTGCTGGTTTATTTGGATTTGATGACTTTGCTTTGCAAGTTGATTCTATTGATCCTATTCAGTTTATTGCAGATACCTTTAAAGGATTGTTCGACACTATTGAAGCATGGGTTATGGAGTTGTTTAAAGACCCACTTGGCGCAATCGTAGATTATCTTCTTGCACCATTAAATATATTTCTTAATTTTAGTGAATTTATTTATGGTAAAGCGATCAAACCCCTAATTGATTGGGTTGGTGAATTATTTGGTGTTTCTGATGCATCAGGTCAGATGGAAGTTTACATTGGAGAAAAATTAGATAATATCATAAATTTTGCGGGGGCAATATATGACAAGTATATTAAACCTATTGTTGATTGGGTATCAAATCTATTTAACAGTACCGTTTCTAGTGTAAAAGAGTCACCTGCTGGGAAGATGATTGGTAAGGCAATGGATATGGCAAAGAACTTTATAAAGACCGCACTTCGAGCAATATTACCTGATCCGTCAGGCGGATGGACGAGCGTTGAAGGTGTTGCGGCAAAAGCAATACCGAAGTTTGTCTATGAATATGCAGGGATGAACCCTGATACTGGTGAAATCATTAAACCGCCGCCGATTGAGGGGGAGTTGAACAAACCAATTAAAATCATTAAACCATCACCGCCGATTGAGGGGGAGTTGAACAAACCAATTAAAATCATTAAACCATCACCGCCGATTGAGGGGGAGTTGAACAAACCAATCGACACCAGTGACACCAGTGGGGGGTATGGAGAAAGGGTTGCAAAGTTTGCCAGAGAAAAAGCAGCAAGAGAAGCTGCTGCTGCTGCTGGTGCTGGTGGAGGGCAAAACATCGCCGCAGTCGATGCTAAACAAACTACACATATTAATATGGTAGGAAATACTGGTCAGTATCCTACCACAAATCGCATGTACGGCGTGCCGTCTTGGAGGCAATGACGACGAACATGAACAGTGGTTATGCCCAGTATGCTCATTAGGTATAAAAAAGGGGGGGAATAAATCCCCCCCAATCTCTTAGTCGTTAGCTAACTTTTCAAAGTATGATATAGTGTCTCCTTCATCATTATCAACAGTGGGTGCGGGAGAAGGTTTTGTATCCACCTTGGGTTCTACCCACGGCGCATCTTCCATCACTGCTGCAGCAGTTCCTACTGATGTAGTCCCTGCAAGAACTGCGTTCAATCGTGTCTTCAGTTCATCATATGACTTGAAGTTAGAAGCTCCAGTAAACTCTGAGAGAGGATACTCCTTCTTCCAAACCTCTTCTAGCTTGTCATCATCATCAAACAAAACAGATGGTGCTTCGAACTCTGACTTGTCATAGTTCCAATAACCGTCTACCTTACGAATCTTCAACTTGAAGTTCGCACCTGCCCAGAAGTCAAAAGGATTGACAGCAGTTTCATCCTTAAATGCTGGTTGCATTGATTCCATACACTTATCAAAGATTTTCTTACCAAAGCGATAGAGCATAACTTTGCCCTCGTTCTGTGGATTAGTGGGGTCTTCAACAACAAGGATGTTTGCAAAATACTGCAACTTACGCTTCTGACGACGAGCAATCTCCTTGTCAGACTCTACGCCTGAGTTCCAGTATGCAGAGTTCATCTCTGATACGGGGTCATTCTGACCAACGGTGGTGAGAGAGTTCTCAATATACCACTGTCCAGTAGGGCCTTGAAACGCATGGTTCCAGACCTTTGCCCAAGGAAGGTCTTCACCTTCTACTGCTGGAAGGAAACGAAGAACGGCATAACCGTTACCCGTCTTATCTACTACAGGCTTCCATAGACGGTCATCTGCATAAGACTTCTTATCTTGGGGGGCGTTTTCTGCTTGGATTGCACCGAGCAGTTTATCCAATGAACTGGACTTTCTTAGTGTACTTAACGACATATGTATCTCCTTATGTGAATATATGCTATTTGTTATCGTATATGTAATGTATCACAAAACTCTGCTTTTGTCAAGTATCCTAGATTATTTTCTTGAATAAATTCCTCTTTGGCATCTACCCAAGAAAACGTAATATCCTTGAACTCTCTAAAAACAGTTTGCATTTGGTTAATCCAATTAACTGGATTAAAACCTCTTGCATCACTGGGCAGATAATTATCTGTCCCTTTATATAAGTTGTTCAACGGCTCATCGTATGATGATAGGTCAAACCCCAGTATATAAATTTCTGTTGCACCTTGCTGACATGCAAGGTGCATAGCGGTATTACCCGCTGACCATCCAATAGGAAAGTCAATGGTATTTATATTGTCATTTTCATTGACATATGTAATCCAGACACCAACATCCTTCTCCATCTTCAGTTGAAGGTCTTTCATGTCTAATTCTGGATGCATTTTAATTGCAGCCTCAATCCTCTCATGTAGTGTAATAGGGTCTTTACCTGATATCACACAATGGTCGTATTGATGCTTGCTCCTGTGTATAAACTCCGCTGGAATGTCATACCCCATGAAGAATACATCTGCTACCTCAGATGGAAGAACTGACCAGTTTGCGAAGTGGCACTCTATGTCCTTGTAGTATTCTGAGTCATATATCTCTTGCTGCATACCATAGTCAACTGCTACTAGATTATCCACCATCACATCACGATAGATTGCATTGCATCCCCATATGACAGCATTCACTTCATACTGTTTATCACTGAACCACTTGCGTGACTCACCATTACCAAGAACTACTGTTTTCATAGTTCACTCATCAATGGGAATATTGTTGCAATCTCACGGGCACAGGCCACAGCAATCTCTCTGTGTTCCTTCTGTGTGCCGTTGTCGCTGCGTAGGTCAATGTAGTGTACCCATGAGCGCAGTGTACCGTTCATGTACATGCGGGATACAGTTATACCCTCTGGCAGTACTGCCCGTGCTTGTTCCTTTGCAATCCCTTTATTAATAGCCCACTTATACGTCTTAACTGCATTTCTCCATATAATCATTTGCTTGATACGGAAGTCTTCATTTAGACGGCGTTGTTTCTCATTATTAGGGTCAAAGTCAATGCTGTTCTGTCGGTTCTTTGTATCTTGAAACCTTGCATCCTTTGTCTCATAAGTTAGGTCTATTGTTGGGTCAGCATACCGTTGACTGAACTCTTGGAACGAGAACGAGCGGTGACGTAGTATCTGCCGTGCAATATCTCTCGTTGTCTCAATCTCAAGACAAGCATTGACCATCTCTAGTGGTGACCAGTGCTTGTGTTTAATGAGATACTTGATTAACTTATCACTTGTATCCTTGTTGTTCTGATTGCTTGGATTAGATACTCTAGCACAGTATGCGATAAGCTCCTGTGCATCATCAACACCGATAATGTTATCAGGTTGTGTATGTGAAATCAATCTTACTTTCATATTACATCCTTAGAAATGGTTCCGGCGATAGGAATTGAACCCATAACCTATTGCTTACAAAGCAATTGCTCTACCGTTGAGCTACGCCGGATTAATTACTCTACCATTTACCTGTTGGCGTTAGACTGTCGAACCTTATAACCCTTAGGCCAAGTTGGTTGTCGATTTGAAAGTTTCTCAACTCGCTCAAACAATTCCTTGTTCTTAACATCTAATTCTGCATTGTTCCATACCAATGCCTTAACTTCATTTTCAAGTTCCTGGCACCGTGCCTCAAAGAACCCTTCTACCCGTACTTGATCCATCTAACTGGACTCCTCTATTAGTTTCAATAGTCTTATTTTATACTGTTCTTGGTCAATTATCAAGAACCTTTTGTAGTCATTCATAAGTTTTTTTAACTCAGGCCATATAATATCATCCTCTAATTGTTTATCCCATGTTTTCTCATAACTAACCAACTCTTGCAATATAATCATAGTCTCCAGAGAGACACGACTACCAAGAAACTCCTTCATTAATTTAGGGTGTTGATTTTTCTCTACCTTAAATAAGTTCTCAAACGATTTAACCAGAGGCAACATCTCCACCACAAACAATTTAAAAAACCCTTGACGTTTTAACTTCCACGACTCATAGTTCTCATCATTGAAGTTAGCAATGTAACCCTTCTTATCCTTGATGAAGTTAGCCACTAAGTAGTTCTTAACTTCTAACTCTGAATTATACTTGCGTGAAAGACGCACGAAGAACGATCTGTCCTTACGCTTATAGAAGGTTTCACGTTTGATGCGGGTCTTACCTCTGTATTCCACAAAGTCATATTTACCCTTACCAAAGTGAGCCTTCATCGCACAATACATAAGATATACGTCAATCGGTTCCATAGATTAAATGGGGAGCTGTGCTTGTCTTGGTAAGAAGTTCAAGTCACGAGCGTTTGCCTCAATCTTCTCTTTGAGACTTTTGGAAATAAGGTTGCCTACAGTGTCAGGTTCAAGGTCATTACGTTGACAGTAATCAAGGACTGCCTCCATATGAGTGATGTTCTTTTCTAGGGCAATGTTCTCAATATTCATTGAGAAGGTCTTTGATGTATTTAGCACCAGTTATACTCCATTAAATAAATGGGGGTTTTTGAAAGGAACCCCCATAACCTTTAGTCTCAGTTTTTAGTTGAAGTTAAATTTAGTCTTAATGCCGATGATCTTACTACTAACATCTAAATCTCGGTTAGTATTAATCTCACCATAAGGTACAATACTTATAGTATCATTCACTTTAACTGTATACCCTGCACCAAACTCTACGTTTGATACTTCTGAATCCGTCCAACTATACTTTGGAAGAAGTGACAAATTAAGTCCCTTCACTCCAGCGACAACACCAAACTTCGTATCTGTCGTCCCCTGAGTTGTATTACGTTTTGTGTCTGTCACGAAAGACATATCAATATTAGACAAAACAGGTGTTACTGCTTCTTCAGCTGCAAGTGCAACTGTCGAAATACTGGTTGCAAGTGCAACTCCGATAATAAGTTTCTTCATTCGTCATTTTCTCCTTTTTTTAAGTTGAGGGGCTAACCGTGGCCCCTCTCGTGTGTATTATGGCACAACCCATTGTTAGATTAACCTACGCAATAGGCTTGATAACCAGCAGCAATCACAGCTCGTGATGCAGTACCCAAACGATACTTGTTGTAAGTCGTAGTCTCACCATTAAACGTGCTAGAACGCTTATTGAGGTATACAGGATAACCCTGCATACGAAGGGAACTAATCAAAGCACGAGGATTCTTAACACCATAACGTGCTCCAATCTGCTTGGCAGTAAGTTCAGAACCATTCTCAAGAGCGGCAATAACCTTAGTTGCCTGCGTAGTTGTAGTTGTAGTAGCCATATTATAATTCATCCTTTCAAAGATGATAGTTTAGACAACATTGTCAGACACAAAGTGTTTCGTCTGGATTTCACAGACTCATCAGTGACATTGTTTATAGAGTGTAACATAGCAATATGTATTTGTCAACCCACTTTTTTAATTTATATTAAAATTAGATTTCCTTGATTTCTCATTATAGCTTATGTTACCATATGGAACGGGGTTTGTTAAGGAAATAATCAACCAACATGTTGTTTTATGAAAGTGTAATATTTTTATCACACCAAGTTAATGGTGGGTATTCTGTTGCAAGGAACCCACCGAACCCCGAAAGATTATGCTGCTAGAGCATAATCCCCAATGTATGCATTATCGTTAGCATCTATAGTTTTTGACCAATTACGCAGTCATCCGACAATTCTCCACTCATCTATTTCAGCCTGTCGAACCTAATATCGCCCCCATCAAAAAGAGATTTTACCATAACCAAGAAGTAAAGCAATTATACCTGCAATCAATATCATATCAGCAAATATGCTCCATGTGATATATACTTTAAACATCAATACCGATATTTTTTTTACTAGAGGATTCTTCATCTGAATCTCCAGATATTTCTGTTTTCATAACAATCTCCTTTTGGTGGAGGCGGGGGGTATCGCACCCCCGTCCAGTTCTGTTTTCAATTCGCATCATCAAATTGTACTCTATTTATAACACATAGAAACTAAAAAATCAAGTACCTTTTTATCTTATGTTTTCTAATGAAAAGCTTTTCGTTGGTTGTTCCATTCTGCAATTGTTTCTACTAAAGCATCTAGGTAGTCATACTTTTCTTTTATAAATTCTTGGACTGTTCCATCCTCTGTTACCACCAAAATTACTATCTGTGAGATTTGTGTGCCTGTACGTTCCTCAAACATCTCTGCATATGCTGAGCATTGAATGTAATAACTTTCATTCCATTCATCTTTGCGCTCTTTGGTTGATGTCTTGAAATCAATAATAGACGGTACACCTTTGTAATCAGCAATACAATCAACCCTACCTGCTACTCTATATTTATCACTATAGAGTCCTGCTTCTTGTGCGTAGATATTATCTATATTACATAGTGCCTTTTCTCTTAGCTGACTGAAGATACAGTATGGAAGAAAATTCTTCTTATGTTCTTTCCACTCCTCTGGCCAGTCTAAATATTTATTGTTGAGGTAGTCTTCACACATATGATGAACTTTTGTGCCTCTTGCAGCAGCAGTTCTTGATATGTGATTAGCAACTTCCTCACCAACCCTCTTACGCCACTCCATCAGCCCCTTTTTGTTACGCACTGATAGGACTGTTGTGATTGATGGGTAATTGTTACCCTCTGGTGTAGCGTATAGTCGTACACCGTCTAGGTTTGTTGCCGTTATAGGTTGCAACTTCACTGGTACATGTTTAAACATTTTTATTACCCCTACTTACTCATAAATTCTTGATACGCACTGCGTATCACCCGATATCAAAAAGAATATCGTATTTAACGCATAATTAACTTCCATAATAACTATTCTCCTAAGTTTGTGTATTTCTTATTTCTGTTGCAGAAATCTTTTCAATGTCTTTGCCTAGATGTTCTTGTTCAATCTTATAACCAACATCTCGACCATAAGTGATATTCACAATATTGGGAACGTGCATAATGATATAATCTACATCATACTCATATCCGTGATTTTTAAGATCATCAATAATAGAGGGTTGGTCAAACCATCCCTCACCAGTGTCACGAACCATTATTGCAACTTGGCCAGTCTTTGCGTGAGCTCTCTTGAAAAGTTCTCTGTGTCCTTCATGCCATGGTTGATATCTTCCAAGCATTTGTACAGTTGGTTTACGTCTATCCACTTTGAAATCCTTACATTATACCTATCTGGGGGTAAAAACATCTTGTTAGTATCTTCATACTTGCCAACACTAATAGTGTCCATCCATATTATAAAGTCAGCGTTAAACTCTTTGCGTGTTTCTTCTGTAGGGCAAATGAAGTCTGCAACTGCAACTCCACCAGCCATGACGACACCATCACAAAGATACTTCATTCTTTGTGATTGTCTAATTCGGCCCTCTACTGAGAAATCCCAATCATCATAATTTTCTCTTACTTGATCTGCATTGATCCATGTTGCGAATAAACTCTTTGCCAATGGTTCAGCAAAAGTACTCTTACCTGATCCCGATAAACCCATCACTAAAATTTTCATTATTCACCAAACTCATAATTATACATTTCGATATCTTTCTCGTACCACTGATGAACTTTCATTATATCTATATCATCATAGTATTCATAATAAGGTTTGTGATCTGTCTTGTTAATGTGCATTAGTGGTTGCGGCATAGGAACACCTATCCTATTAAAAAGATATTTAACTTCTTCATCATAATTCTCAAACCTTGCTACATAATTTACATCAGTTAGATAATCACATTGAGGTGAGTTATGAGAACGAATAAATCCATTTTTTTGTAAACGAATATTTAACCATTCTTTAAAAGAAATATCTTCTGGGGGTTTTAATTTTCCACTATTAAAAAAATAATTTGATAATTCTCTGTCCCACGGATTTCTTACAAAGCCAAATTTAAAATATTT